GTGCAGTGTACAAGACTGGTAGCAAGAGCCAGCCTGCCCTCCCCTGAGCAGAACTGTGGCTTGCGACTAACAACGAATAGAAAGGGTGGTTGCTATGAGCAACAACTACTGGGATGAAGAAGACGACGAGGTAGAAGTACCTGAACATCAACTAGATGGCGATGCTTTAGTCAAAAGACTAAGAAAAGCCAAACGTGCTGATGAGAAGCGTATCAAGGAACTGACCGAACAACTTGAAGGATTCGTCAAGGAAAAACGGCAACAAACTGTCTCCGAAGTCCTGGCTAAAAAAGGAGTAAACGCTAAGGCTGCACGCCTTATTTTGAAAGATGTAGAGGATGCCACAGAGGAATCTATTGATTCTTGGCTCCGTGATAACGGAGATTTAATCGGCTATACCCCAGAAACTCAAAATGAAGATACGCAGAAAGACCTTGCGACATTACGTCAGCAAGATATCTTAACCCAAGGCGGTATGACTCCAGACAAAGCCGTAGATATGAACACGCGTTTAGATAACGCGGGTTCGATGGATGAACTTATCCACCTTCTACGCAATTCCTAACCGTTCATAGTCACTTGGAGGTGACGAAACCTAATGTCAAACCAATTTACATCAACCGCGAGTACATCTCTCGGTGGAACAGTTGGCGCAGCAGGTCTAGTTCAGAAGGCGTATGACCGTCTTCTAGAATTCGCTCTCCGTTCAGAACCACTACTTCGTTCTGTCGCAGATAAGCGTCCTGCCCGTCAAGCAATCCCAGGTTCAACTGTAGTGCTACAGCGCTATGTTGACTTGGATGCAAAAACTTCAACACTAACAGAGACAACTGACCCAGATGCAGTTGCTCTAACAACCCCAACATCAGTAACCATTACTCTTAACGAGTACGGTAATGCTGTCCTAGTAACCCGCGCTCTTGAGTTATTCTCACTAGCAGATGTAGACCCAGCAATTGCAAATATCATTGCATACAACCTTGCTGATTCTATTGATAAAGTTGTTTCAACAACTCTTATTGGCGGAACTAACGTAATCTACAGCGGTTCAACCGCTACAAGCACTGCTACAATTACTGCTGCTGCAACAATTGATTCAGCAGACATCCGTAAGGCTGTTGCTAAACTCCGCGCTAATAAGGCCAAGGCTCGCCGTGGTTCTTACTACTGGTGCGGTATCCACCCAGAAGTTTCCCACGACCTGCGTGCAGAGTCTGGAAACCTAGGCTGGAACTTCGCTCACATCAACTCTGACCCAGCCGTTAATAACGTATGGGCTGGAGAAATTGGCGACTACGAAGGAGCATTCTTTGTTGAGTCTTCTCGTTTGCCAAATGCTAAAGATGGCGCAGACCAGACCGCACTAACAACTGCTGCTGCAGTTAGCGGTGTTTCTGGTGCGTTCACTATCGTAGCAGCAAATGGCGCCTTCGGTGGCCGTGCTGAGGTTGGAGATAAAATCTCTGGTACTAACGTAGGAACTGGTGCTAAGATTACAGCAATCTCTGTAGGTGCAACCAATACTACATTCACTGTAGATGTTGCTAACTCAGGTACTGTTGGAACTAATACTCTAACTGTAACTCCAGTAACACGTGTATTTGATACTATCCTCTGCGGACAGCAAGCACTTGCTGAGGCTGTTGCAGAAGAGCCACACATTGTTATCGGAAACGTAACCGATAAGTTGATGCGCTTCCGCCCAATGGGCTGGTACGGCGTACTTGGCTTTGCACGTTATCGTGAAGAAGCACTGTATCGTATTGAATCTGGTTCTTCAATCGCTGCTCTCTAGTTGATTGACTCTGAGGGGTAGACATATTTGAAAAGTCTGCCCCTTTGGGGTGAGTTCATTAGGAGGACTTATGACTGAATACATTTTTACAACTCCAACAGTTGAAGAAGGTCCTGCTGGTAGTGGACGGTTATTTCATTTTTATAAACTTGATAGAGGTATTTCTATAGTTCTTAAACCTACTGGTGGATATGCTCAAGTTAGATATCTACAAGATTCTGACTTTGATACCTATCCTGCCTACTATCAGGGTGGTTATAACTACACAGTAGATGCTGCTACTAAAGCAGCGTTAATTGCTGGTGGAGTTGGCATCACAGAGGATAACTTTACAGCGATATGAAACATTGGGAGCACCACCCTGAGCCAGTAGAAGGATGTTTTGGCTGTAAGGGTTTGAGTATACAGATGAACACTGGTGATGCACATAGCCAAAGGTCTATGCCAACTAAAGCATTTAATAAAGAATTGGATGCCTACAAAGAGGCGAGAGCCCAGGGTATTCAGCCTGCTGGAACTTCTATGAAGAAGATTCAGGAGGCAGTAAAGGCTAGTGACATATTGGGTAAACCTTATGACTCTAGCAAAATGGCACCAGCAAAACATATAAATAAAAAATCAGCAGCAGTACTAAATCAACTAGGAGCATAATATGCCAATGGTAAATGGAAAAAAATTTTCATACGACAAAAAAGGTATGGCTATGGCAAAGAAAGAAGCCAAGAAGTCAGGTAAGAAAATGGCTATGAAGGCTGGAGCCAAGAAGATGGCTATGAAAAAGATGGGCAAGAAGAAGTAATGAAAGCAAAAAAAGGAATGGGCTTCAAGGCAGCACAAAAATCAATAGCCAAGAAGCAAGGTGTATCAATGAAAAGTGCTGGTGCAATCCTCGCATCTGGAGCCCGCAAAGCCTCACCAGCAGCCAAGAAGAAAAACCCAAACCTAAAGAAGGTTAAAGGCGTTATGAAGAAGGGTAAAAAATAACTATGCCAGGTAGAATTAGTCCAGGCAAAACAGCCCAGCAACGGAAGAAAGAAATTAACGCTGCTGAAAATGCTGCAATCGCAAAAGCCAATGCAATGCTTGATAAAATGATTAGAGAAGGCAGCATACCGCAAGGTGGTCTTCAAAAAGCAAAAGAAATGATTATGAAAAAAACAGGTGCCTATCCGATGGGAAGTGCTAACTAATGGCTGAAAAAAAACTTATTAAAGGGCCAGATGGAAAATACTACACTCCTACTGCGTATAAAAATCAATGGGGAAAACAAAATGTAGATATTTCTAATATGAAAATTACTGATGTAAAAGTAATTAATAGCAATCCAGTACCAGGCAAAACCCGTATAGGTAATATGGCAGGTGGCGGTCTTGGCGGTATGTTCGGAGTTAAGAACCGTTAATGTCATCAGGACAATTGAAACCGCACTACGGTTTTAACTCTGTGCAAATCAAAGACGGATATGTAGTGCGGTTAAACAAGAATGGAACAGTAAGAGCAGTACTAGGAAAGTATGGGGAATATGGCAAGCAAAGCAGACCCAAGGCTTAAGAGGGCTGGCGTATCTGGTTTTAATAAACCTAAGCGCACCCCTGGACATCCAAAGAAGTCACACATTGTAGTGGCTAAACAAGGCAGCCAAGTCAAGACTATTCGTTTCGGCGAACAAGGTGCTAAGACTGCTGGCAAACCTAAGGCTGGCGAAAGCGAAAGAATGAAGAACAAACGTGCATCTTTTAAAGCACGCCACTCAAAGAACATAGCCAAAGGAAAGATGTCTGCTGCTTACTGGGCAGATAAGGTGAAGTGGTGAAGAAAGCATTCTGGGATAAAAAAAACCCAAAGAAAACATCTAAGAAATTAACACCTTCGCAAAAGGCTGCAGCAAAGGCTCGTGCAAAAGCAGCAGGAAGACCTTACCCAAATTTAATAGATAATGCAGCAATAGCCCGAAAGAAGAAAGGCAAGTAATGGCAACAGGTACAGCAGGTAGTTCATTTACAAGCGAACTTAATCGTTTGGGAAATAGTGGAACATATCCAGTATTGACTTCATACCTGGCTGCTACTGGTGCTGCCAATCAATATGCAGGGACAACAGGTAAAGCACTTATTGGTGCATTAAATTTAGAAGCAGATAGTGCCCGTCAGCCTAAAGACTTTAAGGCTCTTGGTGGTATTTGTAATGAATTAGCAGGAACAACTAATCTTTCCCCTACTGATGCGTTAAGGAGCATTGACGTATGACAGTTACATTAGCCGAAATGATAGATGAAGTTAAGATTAATCTATCTGGATACACCTTTCAACAAGATAGAAGCACCCACTTAACTGCTGCTGTTACTACATTAACATCACCTAGTTCATCTCCTACCATATTAAGCCTTGGTTCAACTACTGATTTTGGCAAAGGTGTTGTTGAAATTGGTGATGAATTACTCTGGATAGATAGCGTAGACCGTGTTGCTAATACTGCTACTGTCGCCCCTTATGGGCGTGGCTATCTTGGAACTACTGCTGCTACTGCTGCTGTAGATACTCAGGTAACTGTTAGCCCTATCTTTCCAAGATACAGTATTAAGAAGGCTATTAACGATACTATTGATGCCGTAGGCGCCAGCATATATGCTGCTAAGCAGACTACATTTACATACAACGCAGCCATTACTACATATAATTTTAATAATTTAAATATAGAAAACATACTTGCTATTTCTTGGCAGGACATAGGACCTACTAAAGAATGGATACGCGTTAAGCGTTATGACTTTGACCCGTTTGCAGATGCTACTCCAGGAATTTGGACTGGTAGTGGTAGCCAGACTGTAACTATTGGCGATGTAATTATTGCTGGTAGAACTGTTAAGGTTATGTATGCTACCCATCCAACTCAATTTACTGCTACTAATCAGGACTTTTCTACACAGACTGGACTATCTGAAACTGTAAAAGATGTGGTAATTCTTGGTGCTTCTTACAGATTACTACAATATCTAGACCCAGCCCGTGCTGCTCAATACAGCCCACAGGCTGATGAAATTGATTCCAAGCGCCCATTTGGCGCTAGCAATAATGCAGTGCGTCAGTTGTTTGCTCTTTATACTCAACGCCTTAACGAGGAAAGAACAAAGCAACAGACTCAATATCCCCCACGACTTCATTACAGCGCCCGATAGGAACATAAATGCCAACACGTCAATACTCGTCTCGTAGCCAACAGTCAACACTGACTAGTGCTATAACCGCAGGTGCTGCTACTATGACAGTAGTATCAGGCACAGCCTTACTTGGTGGTGTAACAATCCCATCAGGTAGAACTTTCACTTTAGTCATAGATGTAGATACTGCTCTTGAAGAAATCGTAGATGCTACGGCGGTATCTACCAATACATTTACAATCACCCGAGCCATTGATGGTTCATCTGCACAGTCACACTCAGCAGGTGCAGTAGTAAGACATATGGCTATCGGTAGAGATTACCGTGATGCCAATTTACATACACAGGCTTCTGCCTCTTATAATGATGGCGATGGTAATGCCCAGTCAATGCACGGCATTACATCTGGTGAAGGTGATGTAGTAGGAACTCTTAAGACACAGACTCTTACTAACAAGACTCTTACAGCCCCAACAATTTCTGACCCAGTATTTACTGGAACACCAACTGCTCCTTCTTCTATTGTTTTTGAAGGAACTAACGCAGACCCTTATGAAACTACCCTGACAGTAACAGAGCCTACTCAGGATAATACAATCACCCTACCTAATACCACAGGTACGGTAGTCATTGCTGATGCTACTCAGACCCTGACCAATAAGACCCTGACCAGCCCTACCATCTCTGGTAGCCCTGTCATCACTGGTCTATCTAGCGCAGGTATGATTTCATCCTCTGCTACCCCTAAGGATTATGTAGATAGCATTCTAGGCTCAGCAACGGCTGCAGCCACTTCAGCAGCATCGGCTGCTACAAGTGCTGCTTCTGCTGCTACCAGTGCTACAAGTGCCTCTAATAGCGCTACAGCCTCGGCAACGAGTGCCTCAGCAGCAGCCACAAGCGCTACTAGCGCAGCCACCTCGGCTACTTCTGCAGCGGCTTCTGCCACAGCAGCGGCTACTAGTGCAACTAGTGCTGCAGCCAGTGAGTCAGCAGTTGCAGCCTCCGCTGCTGCTGCAGCAACTTCTGCTGCTTCGGCTAGCACCTCTGCATCTTCTGCCTTAACCTCGGCTAACTCAGCCAGCACTTCGGCTACATCTTCTGCTACTTCAGCAACTGCTTCGGCTACATCAGCCTCCGCTGCTGCAACTTCAGCAACATCTGCTGCAGCCAGTGCAACTGCTGCTGCTACATCTGCTGCTAGTGCAAGCACATCTGCTTCATCTGCTCTAACTTCTGCTAACTCTGCTGCTGTATCTGCAGCAAGTGCTGCTGCTGCTGTCGCTGCTTCCTTTGATGCAAAGGGTGATTTACTAGTAGGTACAGGTGCATCTTCTTTTGACCAACTAACAGTTGCTGCAACTAATGGCTATGTCTTAAGTGTTAACAGCGCAACAGCAACAGGACTTGAGTGGAGCCCAGCCAATGCTGGAGATATTACTGGAGTTACTGCTGGTACAGGATTAACTGGTGGCGGAACATCTGGAACTGTAACTCTGAACCTAGATACTACTGCAGTAATTCAGCCAACAGTCTTTGCTGCTAAAGGTGACATACTTTCGGCTAGCGCTGATGACACCCCAGTAATTCTTACAGTAGGAACTAATGGACAGTATCTTAAGGCTGACTCAGCCACTACATCAGGATTAGCCTGGTCTACTGTAGATGCTCTACCATCTCAGACTGGAAACACAGGAAAATATTTAACTACGAACGGAACAACCGCTTCGTGGGCAGCAATTATAACCGACCCAACACCGTCAGTATTTATGCTGATGGGCGCTTAAAGGAGAAATAACTAAATGGCTAAAAAAGTCCTTGGGCAATCAAACCCATCTGCGACAACTGTAACAACTCTATACACAGTACCTTCCGCTAAAGAGGCAGTGGTATCTAGCATATCTGTAGCAAACCTTGCTGCAACATCTGCTACCTTCCGTATTATCATACAGCCTTCGGCTGATGTATCAGCAACTATCCTAGACAAACAATACTTTGGTAAGGATATTACTGTTGGTTTATCTGACACTACAATCATCACAGTAGGTATTACCCTTGCTACTGGTGATGTCATCAAAATCTATGCCTCTACAGCAACTGTTGCTTTCCAAGCGTTCGGAGATGAGGCTTCAGTCTAATGTCCATTACAAGTTACAAGACTGGTACGGTATCTCCGTCTAGCCTGCTTGTTGGTAATACGGCATATGAGGTAACAAAAGCAACTGGTGGAACTGTTACCATTGGTGGTGGCTATGTTTATCACACATTTAATTCATCAGGAACATTTACTCCTAATCAAAGTTTTACTGCCGAAGCCCTAGTAGTTGCTGGCGGTGGAAGTGGTGGCGCAGACTCAGGCGGTGGCGGTGGTGCTGGTGGTTTTAGAACAGGAACAAGTTTATCTTTAACTGCTCAGGCATACACAGTAACAGTGGGCGCAGGTGGCGCTGGTCAAACTGGTTCAGGATTAGGAAACTCTGGAAATAATTCTACTTTTTCAACCATCACATCAAGTGGTGGTGGTTATGGTGGAAGCAGGAACTATAATTATCCAACTGGTTCCGTAGGTGCAAATGGTGGTTCAGGCGGAGGCGGTGGCGGTAATGAAACAGGCGCTCGCACTGCTGGAACAGGTAACTCAGGTTCATATTCTCCGTCTGAAGGTAATAACGGTGGTGCTGGCCGAGGTCCAGCAGGAGATTTTTCAGGCGGTGGTGGTGGCGGTGCTGGTGGAACTGGAACTGCGGCTTCTGCTACATCAGTTGGCGGTGCTGGTGGCGTAGGTTCATCAACATCAATATCAGGCGGAGCCACAACAGGCGCTGGACAACTTTCAAGCGGAACTTATTATTTTGCTGGTGGCGGTGGTGGCGGTGGAAACACAACTGGCGGCGCTGCTGGAACTGGTGGTGGTGGTGCTGGCACAGCAAGTAATACAAACGGAACTAACGCAACTGCTAACACAGGCGGCGGCGGTGGTGGTGGTGGTAACTCTAATGATGGTAGTAAACAAGGTGGTAATGGTGGTTCAGGTATTGTAATTATTAGATATGCAGCATAAGGGGTACTAATGGCAATTAGAAGTCTTAAGAACGGAACATTTAGCCGTAGCCTACTTGTTGGTAATGATTTTTATGCGCCAACCGTTTCTGTTGATTATTTAATTATCGCAGGCGGTGGTGGTGGTGGAACAAACCGTGGTGCAGGCGGTGGCGCTGGTGGATTGCGTTCAACGGTAACTGCAACTGGTGGTGGTGGTTCTTTAGAATCTGCAGCCAATCTTAGACAAGGTGTTGCTTATACAGTAACAGTTGGTGGTGCAGGCGGTGGTGCAACCACATCTGGCCAAAGAGGTGTTAGCGGAGTAAATTCATCTATAAGTGGAACAGGAATAACCACAATAACCTCAACAGGTGGTGGAGGTGGTGGTGGAAATGTATCTTTAGAATCAGGATTAAATGGTGGTTCTGGAGGTGGTCAAGGACACGCTGGTTCAGGAGCGGTTGGTACAGGCACTGCAAATCAAGGTCGTGATGGTGGCCCTAAAAGTAGTACTGCTGCAGGCGGCGGTGGTGGAGCAAGCGGTGCTGGAAATGGCGCTTCTGGTGATACTGGTGGTTCAGGTGGTGCTGGAGTTGCAGTTTCTATTACAGGTTCATCGGTAACTTATGCAGGTGGTGGCGGTGGCGGTTCTAATGGTACTTCAGGAAATGCTGCTGGTGGAAGCGGTGGTGGCGGTTATGGTGGAAATAATTCAACTTGGCCTAACACTAAAAATGGAACTACTAACTCAGGTTCAGGTGGTGGAGGTTCAGGAGAATTTCAAGATACTGCAGGTGGCAGTGGTGGTTCAGGAGTAGTAATTTTGCGTGCTACCCAGGCTGCAGCATCTACTACAGGTAGCCCAACCTATACTACTTCAGGTAGTTATCATATTTATCAGTTCAACGGAAGCGGGAGTATAACCTACTAATGGCACACTTTGCACAACTAAACGACAACAATGTAGTCACACAAGTAATCGTGGTGGCTAATGAAGAACTCCTACTAGATGGCGTTGAGTCTGAAACTAAAGGAGTTATCTTCTGCAAGTCACTCTTTGGTGAAGATACCAAGTGGAAGCAGACTTCCTATAACGGTACTATTCGTAAAAACTATGCAGGCATTGGTTATACTTATGATGTAGCAAATGACTACTTCTATGCCCCTCAGCCATATCCTTCTTGGACACTAGATGCTGATGCTATATGGCAACCACCAACACCTTATCCAACTGACGACAAGATGTATACCTGGAACGAAGAAACACTATCTTGGGATGAGGTAGTAATTTAATGGCTGTAGTCAGCATAAAGAATAAACTACGCAGGGGTAACCTGCTAGTAGGTAATACTGCTTTTGAGCCCTCTTTTAATGTTGAACATTTAACTATTGCAGGCGGTGGAGGCGGAGGCGCTAATGGTGGTGGAGGTGGTGGTGCTGGTGGATATAGAACTTCTACTTTGTCCGTTAGTAAAAACACTAATTACACAGTTACAGTAGGCGGTGGGGGTGCTAGTCAAACCAAAGGAACAGCATCGACATTTTCTACTATAACTTCTACTGGCGGTGGGGCAGGTAAAGATGGTTCGCCAGGTGGCAATGGTGGGTCTGGTGGCGGTATCCGTAGCACAGGCACCGCAGGTTCAGGAAATGAAGGAAGTTTTTCGCCATCTGAGGGCAATAATGGCGCAGTTTCTAATGAAGGAACTTGTGGCGGTGGTGGCGGTGGTGCTGGCGCGGCTGGAAATGTTAGAAATGCAGGGTTTCCTGGAACAGGTGGAGAAGGTGGCGCTGGAACAGCATCTTCTATTACGGGCACATCAGTAACCCGTGGTGGCGGAGGCGGTGGCGCAGGCGACCAGTTTGACCGCCCAGGTGCTTCAGGAGGTGCTGGTGGCGGAGGAAATGGTACTGGTGGCTCTACGGCAGCAACTGGTGGTGCAGGAACTGCTAACACAGGTGGTGGTGGTGGCGGAGGAACAACTGCTGGTGGTTCTGCAGGCGGCGCAGGTGGCAAAGGTGTAGTAATACTTCGTTATTTGACGGCTGATGGAACAATTACCATTGGAGCAGGTTTGACGGGTAGCACAGCAACAGATGGTTCTCACAAAGTAACAACAATAACAGACGGCACGGGAAATGTGAGTTGGGCATAATGGCATACTACGCATTTTTAGATGAAAATAATATAGTAACTGAAGTTATCCCTGGCATAGATGAAACTGAATTGATAGAAGGTTTGGATACTGAAATCTGGTATGGTAATTTCAGAGGTCAAACTTGCAAACGCACTTCCTACAATAACAATATCCGCAAACAATATGCGGGTGTTGGTTTTACCTATGACCCAATAGCAGATGTATTTGTTGCACCGCAACCATATTCATCGTGGAACCTAGATGCTAACCACGACTGGCAACCTCCTACTCCTAAACCTAAAGAAGGATTTTGGATTTGGAACGAAGAAACACTATCTTGGGATGAACTAGAGCAATAAGAAAGCAGGGGACAATATGATACAAAAGCAAGAGACAGTGGCTATCGGTTGGTGCGACAATGGCACCACCGATGGTAAGTTTACCGAAGGATTAATGACAGCAGTAATTGCTGGTCCTAACAACGGTATGAAAATTAGTACCAGCATACGTGTGCAGGGTAATCAGATAGGCAGACAACGCCAGATACTCTTTGATTACTGGGCAGATAAACTCAAGACAGACTGGATACTATGGGTAGATTCAGACATAGTTCTAAGCCTTGAGGCTATCCAGAAACTCTGGCAGACAGCCGATAAGGTAAATCGTCCAGTAGTTAGCGGTGTTTACTTCATATCTAAGGAGAACGAGGGCAGTCTTATGCGCCCGTTCCCAGTTCTATTTGATGATGTAGATGAGTTTCAAGTTCGCTATCACCACCCATTACCAGAGAATCAGGTAATCAGATGTGACTCAGCAGGCTTTGGATTTGTGCTTATGCACAAGTCTATAGTTCCTAAGATGAGGGCTGCCTATCCTGGTCAGTCTATGTTTATGGAACGCGGTGATGCTGATGACAGTAAGTTTATCGGCGAAGATATTATTTTCTTCCGCCGTATGAAGAAGGCTGGCATACCACTACACGCCCATACTGGAGCACTGGTAAAGCATATGAAACGCTTTAGCGTTGACTATGACTACTATGCATTGTATTGGGCTAACGAACATTTAAAGACAAAACTGAAGGAACAAGAGCAACAAGGAGAATAAGTGGCTGGTCGTGATATTACAGAAGGTCGTTCTAGTAGAGCGATTGCTGTTGATGTTGGTGTAGTTGCTACTGATGCTATCTGGCAGAACACCGACATTGCATACGATACTGCGTTAGGCGGTATGCCTTTTATTTATGCTATTAGTGATAGTAAACCCTATGTCCGTCAGACAGCGCCTTATAGAAAAGAACAGTTTGATAATCAAACAGAACCAGGTGAGCAGTCACTCACTGGTTGGTGGCTCCGTAGCCAGTCCTCTTTTCACGAAGGGACTGGCATTACTTTTTATGACCCAGGACTTATTCCAGGAGAAGGCACATCTCGCTTTGCCGATAGCAAAGGTGTAGATGTATGGACAGAAGGTGAAGTAACCCTTCTTAACAATACTGCTACTTCTCATTATACAACTGGTGTTGTTCGTGCTAACGGCAAACCAAGTCAGATTGCTCGCAGTATTCAATGGTCTGGCACTAACGGAATACTACTAGTAGATGGTTACGATGTTGACAAAATTGCAGCAGATGGAACTGATACCCACTTTATTGACTATGCTGCTGGTGTAGATAAGCAAGTTTTTGCTATCTGTGATGATGGTATTAATGCTTACTGGGTAACTGCAATCCTAGACTCAGGTGTGGATAAGACTGCTGTGTACAAGAAGCCATTAACTGGCAATGCCTCTACATCTAATACTCTGCTTTTTAGTAGTAGCACTATTGTTGCTAATGAAGCAACTATGGAATATGTAAAAGACCGTATTGTTATGGCGGTTAATAATAAGATTTTTGAATTTGCTACAAATGCATCTTCTCTACCTACTGCAGTATATACCCATACCAGTACTAGCGTAGTATTTACCAGCATAACTGCTTCTGGTACTGCTATATATGTATCTGCTTTTGAGGGTATCCAATCATACATTTACAAGTTCACACTAAGCACTACAACTGGTTCTATGCCTACGCTTACCAGTGCTATTACTGCTGCTCAGATGCCTACTGGTGAAAAGATATTTAAGATTGAATACTACTTAGGCTATATGTTAATCGGTACGAATAAGGGTATCCGAGTAGCAACTGTAAATGATGATGGCTCTATTATCTACGGACCTTTAATGATTGAGACTAGCCAGCCTGTATATGACTTTGCATTTAGAGATAGATTTGCTTGGGCTACAACAGGAGTAGCGGGCGAAGGCGGAGTTGTTCGTATTGATTTAGGTAACGATTTAGGTGGCCTTCGTTTTGCTTATGCCAATGACTTATGGTTAGACAATGGAGTCACTGGTTATGTTACAACTTCCTGCGCTTTTGCTGGAGAAACAGATAGACTTGTATTTGTCACCACTGCCGTTAATCGTGGCACAATTACTAACAAAGCATTGACTTCTAACGTAGCCACACTTACCACAGGTGCAGCACACGGCTTAGAAGTCAGCGATAGTATCTGGGTGGAAGGCGTAGACTCTACATTCAATGGTCAATACACTGTCACTGCTGCTACTACTACTACATTTAGTTACACTAAAGCAGCCACAAACGTAGCCTCAACAGCAGTCTCATCAGCCACAGCCCTAGTCAATGAGACTGGAACTATCAATATAGAATCATCTGGGGCTAAAATGCCCGACGGCTACATACAGACAGGCTTTATCAGATACAACACATTAGAACCCAAGAACTTTAAGCGCCTAGTAGGGCGCGGTGAGTTTGACTTTGGCTCTATGACTCTCAACACAGTCAGCGCAGATGGCACAGAGTTTGATGTAGTTAGTTATGACTCATCGGTTCCGCCAGTAGAAGTAACTACTAGCCAGCCAGCAGGGGCACAAGAATACTTAGCCTATAAATTTATTCTATATAGAGATGGCACCGATAATACTAAAGGTCCTACTTTCAAGGGCTATCAGTCAAAGGCTACTATTGCTACACCTAGACAGCGAGTAATTAAGTTTCCTGTTTTCTGTTATGACGTAGAGACAGATAAATACAATGTAATGATTGGCTATGAAGGCCGTGCTAATGACCGTATAGGACAGTTAGAATCCATTGAAGAAAATGGAGACATTGTAACTTGGCAGGATTTACAGACTGGCGAAAGTCGTCAGGTTGTAATAGAACAAATCACCTTCACTCGGATGACTCCACCAGATAGAGGATTTTCTGGTTATGGAGGAACCCTTGACATACTTATAAGGACTGTGTAATGACACCTACTGAATGGGCTGGGCTAGCCGTAGCCATATTAACTTTAGTTGCTGGATTTGCTGGCGCTGTGCGCTGGATGGTCAAGCATTATCTATATGAACTTAAACCTAATGGCGGTTCTAGTTTAAAAGATAAAGTAGATGCACTTGAAAATAAAGTAGAGTTACTTACAGAGTTTGTGAAAGAAGCGTTAAAAAAATGAGCATACATAGACCTTGGGATAATCCGATTGACCCAATAGTACCTATCCTTCCTGACTGGGAAGACGATGAAGAAGACATCTGATGAAACCTGTAGCCAAAGTAGCGTCACCTGCTGCTATTGCTGTGCTCCGTCAAGCGACAGCGTTGTTTCCGAAGCGCAAGAAACTGTCAGACGGGTTGTTGCCTTCGTTAGCGCATCAGAAAGCCAGCCCGAATTCGGACCACAATACTGGGCTAGCAGTAGATTTGACCCACGACCCTGAGAGCGGTATTGATTGTGCTGTTATTTTTGAGAAACTTAAAGAAGATGAACGAGTGGATTACCTCATATACAATAAAAAAATTTGGTCAAGAGCCAGACGCAAAGAAGGCAATAGGAAGTATGCAGGTAGTAATCCTCACATTAAGCATCTACATATTTCTATTAATGATACTCACCGCAGTGACACTAGTCCCTGGTTCTGGTGGCTAAATCAACCTAAAGTTGTGAATCAGGTTATGGCTAAACTACAACCACAGCCTAAGAAGAAGGTTGCAGAAGGTACCACTGTGGTACCAGTATGTACCTGCTGTAAGGTTCACAATACAAAACGAAAGGCAATCTAATGGAACAACTAAAGCAACTATCGCTGACTTGGTTCCGTGCCGCAGCAGCCGCTGCCATCGCACTCTACCTAGCAGGAGAAACTAACCTCAAGGTTCTAGGAACAGCAGCACTTGCTGGTCTCCTTGGACCAGTATTGAAGTGGTTAGACCCATCTGCCCCTGAGTTTGGCAGAGGTGCTAAGTAGCCCTTTAAACGCCCTATAAGGCGATTACAGACACAAATAGACCCCCTACCTTAATTGGATAGGGGGTCTATTTTGCTTTCTCCCAGTCTTCCCCTAACTGGAGAGAAGTTCTACGGGGACTCGCCACCCTCCGATAGATTCATCTCTGTATTCTGCTGTCATATAGTCCGAGCCTTTGAACTTGCCGTATATCTCCACTTTAGAATAGTACTCTACATCCAGCACCTTAGTGCCGAAGATAGTTCTGTCCTTGTCTTTGTCCCAGAAAGGTATGGCTGTCTGTGTCCTGACAGTTCTAACCTCAAAGTCACCGACATCTGATATGTTCTTGCGCCGTTTATGTAGGCTGTTTGGATACCACGGCACAGACCAAGTCAGGTCAAACTCTTTGGCTACTGCCCATTCAGATACATTGGCTCTGATATTAGCATTTAATTCTGGCTCTAACTTACCTAGCCGTTTACCTTCTGCGTAGTTAGGTTTATCCATTGAGCCGAACTTAGTTAGCCAGCGTTCTACTGCTAGTAGTGTGCAGACTCTGACTTCTTCTTGGCTGAGTTCTACTATCATTCGTCATCCGAATCAAACCCATAATGTTTCTTAAATAATCTATTAAACTCTACAGATATCCAAGCAGGACCTATATCTAGGTCAAACCCATATCTAGTTATAGTAAATCCAAGCGCAAACCTGACTGAATATCCCATATGTAATGAAGTATTTTTTGTTAAGTCACGTCCATAATATGGCATTGTTATCCTCCTGTTACATAGAAGCCTGTGCCTTTGAAGTGCACTGGCGTTGATGTCCATAGTCTAACCATCATCTCTCCACAAAAATGACAGGCTGGGGGTATGTTGTCTGTTTGTTCTATCAATGCACCACAAGCCTTGCATTGAAAATCATAAAGTGGCAATGCCGTCATCCTCTCCTGATGGGGTCGGCAGAGTTACCATACTGCCACAACTAGCGCACTCCCCGTCTGTAAAATAAAAGGCTATCTCCCCATCTACAAATCCACCTAACATAATAAAGACATCACATCCACAGACGCATACCTCTGTCGGCTCACCACGTAGGTCCATAGCCTTGCTATAGTCCTTGATATGAAGCAGGTCTCTAATGTGTTTCGGTTGGCTCATCTTCATCTTCCTCTACAACTGGAGAGTCATTATCTGTAAATGGACGCCATCCGCCTAGGTTTCTGATTAGTGAATTGATAGCACGCTGTACTTTCATACGAGCACCATCTGGTGTTGTCTTTAAATCCTTGGCTATCAAAGCCCACTCGTTGTTTTCTGTGCTGAATTTGATTCTGAGTATGTTTTGTTTAGCCTCTGATAATCTGTAGAAGGCTGTTGCTATGTCTGACCGCAACACTAGCCAGTTCTTGCCATCGTTATTGGCTTCTGATTTATTGAACTTAAAGTTTAAATCTTTTATCTTGCTTGGCATCTCATATGTTTCAGAGATAATACTAGGCAGGAATGCTTCTATAACTGTGGCATCGTAGTAATATAAATCTAATACTTCATAGCCAATTGTTTTTGCTTTTTCTTTTTCACAGTATGTAATTGCTGCGTTGCGTAAGGATTTGGCTATCAACTTGTCTTTGTCTTTTTGTTCTAACTTAGACCACTCAGCATACTTTCTGGTATGGGTCAGGAACCAAAGCCATAACACCTGTTGTATATCCAACACCTCAAGCATTGGGTACCTGCGGTGATACTCTACTGCTAATGACGCTACTAAAGCGTCATACTCAGTTATGTACTCCTGTGCCATTCAAACCTTCCCAAAATCCTCTTTGCACCATTAGTCCTATTATTGCATAGTTTGCTAGGTCAAGCAGGGTATCTTCGATAGGTTCATAGTTCGGCGTGTTGCCCTTGTGGTTGTAGTGCAGGTTCTCTAGCCGTGTCATCTTGTCGTGCATCCTGACTATCAACCCATTCATTGCCCCGCCTGGAGCATTGGCTATGTTATATGGGCCGTAGTCCTGATGCTTCCTAATCATTATGATTCTTAGTTGACTTAGGATTTCTTCTAGATGTTCAGTGTCCTTCATCTAATATTCCTTTCAGCCTGTGGTCTAAATTCTGCATTGCTTCTATGACCATCACTTCCTCTATTACTTCCTTGCCTTGCCCTTCTGCTGAACCTACCAGAACTGTGGCTAGTAGACTGAGTAAAGTCTTGGCTGTTTCTGGGTCTTTGACGAGGCTCTCGTAAACATCTAGTAGCGCTGTGCAGATATCTATTGCTTTGCTATCTGATAGAGGTAGTCCCATAATCCTAGGGTTATCTCTAATGTAATCCCATACATCTGGTTCGTTATCGTATGAAGCACTTTCTGATTCTTTCATCTAGCCACTCCGTTCCTTCTTGTAAAACAATACTGTTTACATCGTGCCCTTCTGGCATCTGAACAATGTTTACATTGCCCAATTCTCGGCTAATCTTTTTGCCGAACTCCAACCCTGGGCTATCGCCATCTGCTAGTACGATAACTGTATCAAAGTCGTCAAGTATTTTTGTGTAATAGGGCTTCCAATTATTAGCACCTGGAATACCTACTGTTGGGTGTCCTGTTTTAGTCACTAGTGTTATACAGTCTATCTCACCTTCGGTGACACAGATATATCCGTTGGCTGTTAGAACTGTCTGAGCATTGAACATAGTTGTCTTTGCTCCTGGTAGTCCTATGTATTTAGGGTCTTCGCCTCTGATACTGCGGAAGCGTAGGTCAACCACCCCTGATGGGGTGATGTATGGAATTACTAGTTTACCCCTGTAGCCTTCGTGTCCTGGAGATGGATTGTCCACTACTCCTAGATGAAACATCTTTGCTTCTTCTACCGATAGACCCCGTGTTGCTAGATAGTCTGCTGCTTGGTTTATATGTTTGGCGTATTCTGTCGCTGCCTGTAGGAGAAATTGCCTCTGCGAATTTGACAGCCTCACGATAGTTACCTCCTTCTTTGTGCATAATTAAATCGTAAACATCTCCACCGACACCGCATCCGTGGCATTTGAATCTACCTTCATCAAAGTTAACTCCAGCAGATGCGTGTTTATCTGTGTGGAATGGGCATTTTATCTTGCGCCAGCCGTGCCCGCCTGACGGCACGGCGGCGCCTACATACTCTAGGTATGCAGCAATACTATGTTTCTCCATCTGTTTTCTTCAGCAGTTCTAGCCATACCTGTGCTGGCATACTGGCATACCACTCGCTGACATCTCCTTTGCCTTTACGTTTGTGTATTACTACACCTGTCCAAGCATTATCATTTTTCATTTCTACTTCTAGTTCTGCTAGCCATCCTGCTAAGTCCATCTTGGCGTGGTTCTTTATCTCAATGGTTACACCTGGCACACCGCTTATATCGCCTTTGTCTAAGGTTGCTCCTGCGAGTCTGCGGTCTGCATACTTGTAGCCATTGGCTTTAAGCCAAGCAACTACATCTCGTTCTGCTTGGCTACCTTTACGCTTAGATGCACTACTCAATTGCAGCCAATGCAATTTTAGTTACTTGTGCTTGAACTGTATTGTAAAGAGTATCGTTGTTATACAACTCATCAACTACTATGTTCCATTCACCATCTGTTAGTGCTCTACCTATTGATACTTCTACATCTTCTTTGCTGAATGAACAATCCCATATTTTAATTTCCATTACATTGTCTCCTGTGTGTATTTGATTTGTACATCTTCTAGATACATACTGTCAGGGTTGAAGGCTAGGCTGACATAGTTGTTACCTGTCTGGTCTGCTCGCCCGTATCTGTTCTTGACTGGGGCTACGCATAGATAGGTATCATCACCTTGTTTCATCTGACCGATAGTAAGAACCATTGCTGGTATCTGATTGACTAACCCTTGTATTGCTGAACGGGGTTGGCAGGGATAGCCATCAAAGCCTTCCTTGGTATGGTGCAGAACAAGCACGGCGGAATTGGTATCTCTTGCAAGATACTTTAACTCCTTCATTGCTGCACGCATACCCTGGAATTCTTCGTGTCCATCCATTGCAATATCCATTAGGTTATCTACAACTATAAGCGTAGGACTTCTACCCCAAACTGTTTCAAATGCACTGACCTCATCATCTAAATCTTTTAGAGTGGGAGTGGATTCAAAAGACCAGAACAAATGATTGTTAAGGGTAAGAACTTCTTCTGCCTGTTGTGGTTCACGCTTTAGCATCTGCTCTGCTGCTGTCTGTGTAATGCGACTAGACATAGCAAGTAATCTCATAGCCATAGTGTGAGCGTTAGTATCTGCGCTGAAGTACAGCGTAGGTACCTTTGCTCTGGCTGCAATAGCCAGTGCAATAGATGATTTACCTGCACCTGGTGTGCCAGCAATCATTGTAATTTCTGCACGGCGCAGGATAATTCCTGCCCGTTCAAATGCAGCAAAGGCAGGCGGTAATGGTTCTCCGCCTACCTCTGCTTTGTTGATACTGCGTTTAAGCGTTCTCATTACTTGACTTGTTCAGCAACAAATGTATTCCATTCTGGTGAGCCTGCTTTGACATATGCATTTCTGCACTTGTCAATTGCACCCTTCGGTGCTGGGCAGAAGTAACCACGATAGGTGGAACCATCTTTACCTGTCCCTTGAATTGCTGTCATCTTTCCGTGTGGACAATTACGTCCATTGATTGATGGTGCTGAACCCCAACCACCGTTAGCAACTGGTGCTGCTACTGGCTGGCTGTCAATAATAGAAGCGCCGAGAGTTGCTGCTACCTGTGCTGGTGCCATTACTGCTGGTGCTGTTGCTTTGATGGCTGATTCAAGTTCTGTTACTGCTGACTTGATAGCATCTAATGCTGTTGCTACCAACTGGTCTAGTTCATCTCCGTGTTCTGCACGGACTGTTACTAATGAGCCTGCTGATGTTTTTACTGTGATACTGATTGGTGCTTCAGTGCTAGCCACTGATATCTCCTTCTTCAAATGGAGTAACGAGACCCTTTTTGTCTCGCCACTGTCTTACTTTCATTGCGAATTGTACTCCTTTCCAGCCCTCTTTAATGTCTATCCAAACTAATTTGCATAGACCAGTTCCTGCTGGAAGATGGATGATAACTGCTTTCTCTTTATTGATATCACCCCAACTACCACGGCGACCCGTAGCAACGTCATACGGGGAGCCGTTGGCGTAAATTGCTAACTGAATAGCGATGTTGTTTGGGTGGTCAATGCGACCAGTCTTTATATCTGCAATGAACTTCTCACCTTTATATTCAATTATTCTGTCGGGAGTACCAGCAATCTTGTACTTATCCAACACGCAGAACTGTTCTATAAAGAATTTCTTGAGATGTCCTGTTGTTTGTTCATAGGCTCGGATGTCCCCTGCCCATTCGTTTGGTATTGGGCCAGGTGACTGTCCCAAATCTAGTTTTTCTGCTATTGCGTGTAGTGCTGTGCCGATACTGGCTGCACGGCTAGCGCCTGCTACTTCCATAGCATCTTCTATCAACTTGTTAATAGCCATCTTGTCATCGCCTGCTGCACTGATGGCTAGTAGTAAATCACTGCGTACTGTTAAACCTATTGCAGCCATACGCATTTTCCAGGCTGTTAGTGCTGAGGCATCATCTAAACTGTTGGCAATTGTAGTTGCTCTTGTATAAGCAACTGGCTTGCCTCCTGCTTTAGGAATTATTAATGGTCGTCCGTACCTATCACGTTCTATTTCTATTTTCATATGTCCCTTGTCTCCTTGTAAAAGAGACGGGCTGGAAAAGGAGACTAATCAAACTCCAGCCCATCTCAGTAGGCAGAGTGTATCAGATAGAACGGGTATCTGATTGCTCTGATATGGGATGGCATTGGCAAGCACACTGTCTCCTTAATGCACGGATACCGATGACCACGGTACCACTGCATTCTTCGTGCTTACCTGCCATACATTTACCAGATGGCAGTGCCTCAACATAAGTGTGGTCTGCTATCTTGGGCATTTAGTTACTGCTGTTCTGTGTCTGAGACTTCAATTGTCCACTCATCTAAGTGGGCATCTCCATCTAACTCAACAGATAATTCCTCCATTACGTAATCATTTGCTTCTTCTTCGTTAGATGCAGATATATTGGTTACTGTAAAGTTAACAGTCCCAGTAACTGTCCATAGTTTCTTTAGTTTTTCGGTCCCGATATCTTCTAGTAGTTCATTAACATCGTCCACATCACACTCTATCTGTTCGCCATCACTGTCATAGCGAGAGTTAAAGAATTCAAAGACGTGCTCTCTTGCTGTTACTAGTTTGCCGTAGTATCTAGTTGACCTATCTTGGCAATCATTTAATGATACACGTAGTGCATCGCGTTCAGTAATGGCTGCGATAGCCATTTCTTCGGTGAACTTAACTGTTGTTCCGTCTTTATCTGTATAGATAATTTCCATTGTTAGTCTCCTATGCTAGTGCTAGTTCTTGCGCTCTTATCTTTAGGCTATCACTGCCACCTGACATTGTTCTAACGCCTAGTGACTTTGACTTACCTGGTTTGCCGTGGTCGGCATACTCAACAACTGCCTGCCATAGACCGAAGGCAGTCTCTCGGATGTTCTCCTGAGTAGGACTGTTCTCGTATATGTCTAGGCTTCTGGCTCTGTGGTTGAGAGCATTGGTGCGTTGCATCTTCTCACCTGCAGATAGTAAATCTAGAGGTGTATCTTCTACCTTGCTAGGCAATGGGAATACTTTCTTGAAGTAATCCACTGCTTGCTGGCGGGTAACCTGACGTTCAAGCATTGCTTCTGACATAACTGTGTAGTCATCAATAGTTGTGTAAGCAATATCAAGAATGCCACGAACATCATTAACATCTAACTTAGAGTTAGTTGTATGACGTAGCATATAGGTACGCCTCTTATCAGTAGCCCGATAGATTTTGTTAATCTGATTGTGGCAGAATAACCGTTCAATAATAGGGCGGATAAGAACAGAGCCACTGCCATCGTGTGTAGTTTTGGCTAGCAGGAATGCTGCGTGTGGGTCACCTTTGATTTCCATTTCAATAGGCAACTGCATAAGCATCCATACTTTGGCACCTGCTGCATACTCACCTGCTGCTGCATACCGTGCATCTCCTGAATCAATCAGGGTATCTAGCACTGAGAATACTTCAGCATTTTGTAGCGGCTTGTACTTGTTGCCGACAATACCAAGTGGGATTACCTCACCTGCTGGTGTTGTTTTAACAACTGCCTTCTTGTTATTGACTGGTATGTGGAAAGGTAATCCTTTACCTGGAATTTGATAGGTAGTGGTCACATCGTGTAGCGATACAGACCAGTCAAGTCCTGCTTGTCTGGCTACATCACTGGCTGATGTGGCTGTCACTGCCACACCAGATTTAGTCCAGGCTGATTCGTTTCTTACTGATATTTGTGGTCTATTAACTACTTCTGTGGTCATACACTTTCCTTGTTTGTTAGTCGTAACTCTGCCCAACTATGGCCTTTGTTAGCATTTGCTAGAACATCTCCAATAAAAGATGTTGCTGCTGCTGTAAAGAACTGTTGGCGTTCTTCTTCTGACATACCTTTGATTCTGTAGACAGTTACTTCATTTGCTTCTTCATTGATTACTGTCTCTAGTTCTACTATGTGTTTGATTATCATTTGCTGTCTCCTTTATAGATACTTGCTTATGTTGCCGTAGGTTCCTGTGTTAATGTATTCATCTTCACACATTCTGAGAACACGAATAGCGTTTTCTATTTCCTCTTTGCTATCTTTGTATTGCCAGTCAGGAATAGAACTATAGTGGCGCGAAGGTTCTTCGGGTAGATTAATTTCGCCAGCAAGTATATCGAACTCAACATTTACACTACCATTATGGCGAGTGTGAACCCTTAGGTTTGTTGCTTTACCAAACTTTGCTGTCGCTAGTTTAACAACTTGTTGCTCCCATTTTTTATAGGTAATGTTATACTTTTTTTCTTCTGTATCTTGGTTCTTGTAATCAGTTTCTAATTTAATCAATGCTTGTTCAAGAGCCTTAACAACTTTTGTTCTTGGCACTTTGACATTGATTGGTTTACTTTGCCTTGCCATACTGTCTCCTTTGTTTAGTACCAGCCGTGCTTGCGCCAATGCGCCCACGCTACTGATGGTTTGCCGTACCGATGTTCGATATACGCCAAGCCCCGAGCAATCTGCTCGGGCGCAGGCGTTTCTGGTTTCAGTTTTAACAACTGCGGTATCCCATACGCTGATGACTTAGGGTTAGCAGCAGTGTGGTCCCACGCTGATTCTTTACCCCATAGTTTTGACAACGCACGGAATTCTGATTTGGTATCCCAATGTTCATACTGTGCTGACATCAATGCCTTCGCATAGTATTTGCTCAATGATTTCGTCCATATGATTTCTTTCTGGACATTCTTCGGCGACTCGTTCTTGTCTAAGAACTGTTCTGCTGCTTGCATTGCGTGCGACTGAGTCGGAAAGATTGAATACGATACTGTCAATGCCCAACTGAATAGCCCTGCTAACTTGCGTCTCATTTAGTACTCCATCTGTATATGCAATACCCAATTGCAATGAGGTATAGCCAGGTGATTGGTGTTGATATGTGCGGATAGATAACTTCATACACTCTGTATCTCCTTTGTGCTACGGCATATCTCCTGTGCTTTTCTAATTAGATTAAGGACTATTAACGTTGAGTCAGCATCAAGGTCATCGCATTCTGTTACTAACTGTCTTAGAACTACAACCATTTCGTTCTTGCCAAAACCATAGAACTCTCTAAGTAATATGGCTTGGGCTTTCATTTGTGATGGTAGCAACCCTTGTTCTACTTCCATATGTCTTCTCCTACTTTGTCCCACGCTTCTACTGATACTGGAACTGTTGCTATAAGGTCAGTTACTATTAGGTTTATAGCGTGCATTTCTTGGATTAGTTTATCTAACCATTGTCCTATCTCATATAGATTCAATAGTATATTTTCATCACGCATTTTCTATCTCCGTATCTGTGCGTAACTTATCTAGTTCTTCAAGGCTGACGCCTCTTGTGTGTCCCATATAACTACTGGCGCACGGGTAACAGAAGTTCCTGTCTGATACATACTCATAGTTGGGCACCCATATAGCGGTGCCACACTTGAAACATTCTGCCTCTAGGTTAGTCATTGATAGTCTCCTCTAGTTCTTGTCCGAACATTTGTTGCCAGCATTCAGGATGCGTGCCAGTTATTACCTGTTCACGCAGTGGTGCTGCCATAGTCTTGAAAGAATCCTGAACATAATTGCCACGCAGATAGTGTAGCAATTCCTGTTCATCTACCATAATAGTTCCTGTCTTATGGCATACAGCGCAGCGCCGTGTAGCATATACGGTCATCATTATCTGTTTGCCCTTTCCATTTTTAATACTCTGTATATATCGTGGTATGCCTGCTCCCATTGATGGGCTTTGTATATAGCAATACCTGTCATAGTCATTGTAGATACCAGCGCTATGATGATTGCCAGTGTTGTCATATTATCTAGATACATACTGTCTCCTATATAAAATTAGATTGACTCGCATTGGTCTGTGTTGGGAACCTTGGGCTCCGCCAAAACAGAGCAGAGACCGAAGCCTCTGCTCTGTTGTTTGGATGGTTAGATTAGTTCTAACTCTGTGACGATTTGGTTGTCGTACCATCTCGTCTGTCCTTTGTCCTCACGGACTGTGGTGGTCATATAGCCTGAGCAATTGACTGGGACTTCTGGTGTCTCAGTGATGGCTTGGCGTAGTAGTGTTACAAGTGCTGGGTCATAGATGGTTACTTGGCGTGATGCGATAAAGCGTGAACGGATATTGCCATCAGGTGTGCGCTCGGTCTGGCGTGACTGAACTTGACCTGTGAGGAAATTGCCACGGTCATTGATTGACTTAAGCAGTGCATTGTTGAAACTGAACTTGTTTGCGTACTCCATTTTATTCTCCTTAGTTATTTGTGGGCGAAGCCCCTGTCGCTTGCGACAGGGCTCGCCGTTTGGACTTAGTAGCAGATAGGACATTCTGATAGTGACTTGTGGTGGTATAGGTGGCAGGACATACAGACCACCTCGTAGTCAAGAACAGTGACTGAAGTTTCTAGGTCATTGGGAATCCTGTCTATCAGATTACTGATAGGAGGAAGGAACTCATAGCGTTCGTCAACTATAGTTCCGTCAACTGTTCTGTATGGTCGGGTCAGTTTGGTGACTGCTCCAACCCAATCGTGAGCGGTAGGCTCATCACTAGGTGATGAGAGCGGTCTAGGCTCAGCCATACTGCCACCGCTAGCAACAGTATGGTTAGGCACCTGATTGAGAACAGTGCCTTTGAAGGTGGAAATCAGATAGTCGTAGTTCTCATCAACTATCTGATGGGCTGAATAGATATCCCGACAATCCTTGGCGTCAAGGCAGTCAGGGCAGAGTTCGTGAAGGCTATAGCACTGATAGCACATATTGGTTATGGCTATACCTAGCGATTCTGACATAGTTAGTCTCCTTTACTTAACAGGCTTACCAAAACATCCCCGTGGCAAGCGAGCGGGGCGCAATAGCAGGATAGGTTTTTATCTTTCAACTCATCTAGCCAGTGCGGTTCTTTACTCAACCGCCATTCCGCATAGGTGCGGAACTTAGCGATTACCAGATTCCTATCACCATCAGCACCGATGATGAACGGATTACCATACTTACTGCCTCTACCGATATAGGTAGCATCGGCAGGAGCCTTACCAACTTTATATACTTTCATAACTACCTTTCCATATATAAGTATCTCTTATATATACTTCCCTCATAATCAGGGGTGTCAAGTCAGATGCTTTTCCTGACTTGATGCCCCTGATACTTACAGCCAGCGATTCCGTTATTAATCAGCCAGCGACAGATGTATTTATAGGGCGAGGTCAGCGCACCTGACTGAGCCAGAGGTAGTATCCTGCCAGGCACCTGCTGGTACAGGACAGCCTGCCTACTTGTCTTGTTCTGTTCTGTATAGTTCAGACCCCAGACTGATTAAATCGGCGCAGACTTAAGTATTGTTACTCTACAAAAGATTTTTCCGTACAGAGCCTGTGCCCTGTTCTGTCCTATTTTGTCCTGATTAGACTGTTATCTGTATAACAATTTTGTTATAAACCGTTCGGAATGGCTGTTTGAACGGGTTAATACTATATAGGGGCACAAAGTGCCCACTGGTAGTAGCAAGCCTTGAGGGCTTGCGTTACAGACTGTATCTCTATCTGTATCTGACAGCCTGTATAGACTATTGCAGATGGGACAATACTGTGACTTTTCAGACTAGTAATAACCCTAGGACAAAGGCTATGGCAGAGGCCAAGGCTAAAGTCTTAGCCCTTGTATCTGAGGGTATGCCTGTACATAGGGCTATGGAACAGTTGGGCAAAAAGCCAGACACTGTCCGTATCTGGATATCTAGGGATAAGAAGTTTGCTCAGGATTTGGCTGACGCCAAAGAAAGCGCTAAAGAGAACTCCCTAAAAGCGCTAGGGGTAGCCCGTGAGGATGTATCCTTCCCACAGTTCTCTGAGATGTTTCTTGACCAAAGGGTGTTCCCACACCATCAGGACTGGATTGACCTACTAGAGGGTAAAGACCCTAGTTGGCTCCACCCTAATATGATTTACGAGCCTGGCGATAAACATCGCCTCCTTGTAAACGTGCCACCTGAGCACGCTAAGTCCACCGTGATTACGGTGAATTACTCTACCTACCGCATCGCGCTAAACCCCAATGTTAGAATCATCGTAGTTTCTAAGACGTTAGTCAAAGCACGGGAATTCGTGTACGCGATAAAGCAAAGGTTAAGCCACCCGCGCTGGTTGAAGTTGCAAACAACTTTTGGACCAGAAGGGGGATGGAAAGAAGACTCTGATACCTGGCGTGTTGATACCGTCTATCTGGGTAACGATGCTCGTGATTCATCTGAAAAAGACCCGACTATTCAGGCACTCGGTATGGGGGGTCAAATCTATGGTGCCCGTGCTGACCTGATTATTCTTGATGACTGTATAACTACAGCCAATGCCCACGAACACGAAAAGCAGATTAACTGGCTACAAAAAGAAGTTATTACCCGTTTGGGTAAGAACGGTAAGTTGCTGGTAGTAGGGACCCGAATTGCGGCAAATGACTTTTATAAAGAACTCCGTGACCCGAAGCATTGGTCAAGCGGCAAAAGCCCATTTACGTATATGGGTATGCCTGCTGTTTTACAGTATGCTGATAAGCCGAAAGACTGGACCACGCTCTGGCCTAAATCGGATGTTGCCTGGGATGGCGATGCGGACACCCCAGATGAGGAGGGACTATATCCTAAGTGGGATGGTCCGACCCTTGCACGGCGCAGAGGCGAAGTTACTCCGTCTACGTGGGCTCTTGTATATCAGCAAGAAGATATAACTGAAGATTCTATTTTCCCACCTGAGTTGGTTCAGGGTTCTGTTAATGGTATGCGTAAGAGAGGTCTGTTAAGACCTGGCGCTGCTGGACATCCAACGCAAGTTGAAGGTTATACCGTAGTTGGCTTTGACCCTGCTATGGGTGCTGGGCACGCTGCTTTTGTGGCTATGACTTACAACAGGATGGATGGAAAGATTTACATACTGGACTGCCATAATATGTCAGAACCAAACCCACAGAAGATTAGGCAGGCAATAGAAGACTTTGTCCAGAAATACAAACCGCAAGAACTCAGAGTTGAAATCAACGCCCACCAAAAAGCCTACGCCCTCGATACAGATTTACAGCAATGGCTGGCAACTTATGGCGTTCGCCTCAATGCTCACTTCACTGGAAAAAACAAATGGGACACAAACTTTGGTGTCGCATCTATGTCAACACTCTTCGGAACTGTCGCCAATGGTAAACACCAAAAGAACAGTATTATCGAACTCCCTTCTACTGAAGGTTCTGAGGGACTTAAGGCTTTAGTACAACAACTACTTACTTGGAAGCCTGAGACTAGAGGTAAGACTGACTGCGTGATGGCTATGTGGTTTGGTGTTCTTAGATGTCGTGAGTTTATGCAACAAAACTCTGTAGTGCAAAGGTATGCCCATAATCGTTGGGCTACAAGAGCACAGTCACAAAAACGTTATAGTGTTAATCTAGATGAAATGATTGCCGAGCAATGGCAACAAACATACGGGTAGGATTAAATGGCAAAAAAGAATCCATTAAATAAAGATTTAAAAGAAGTCATTAAGGAATTACCTAAGGCTCCTGGTGGAAATGTTGCTCAGCCACGACCATTAGTTCCTGGCGGTATTCAAGGCGGACCACCTTTAGTTACTTCTTCTATTCCAGGTGCTACTCCCACAGGCCCTACTGGTGAAGTATTTACAAAGAGCGACCCTGCTCGTGATTTATTTAAGTTTTACAAAACTGGTGTGGATAGACCTTTGGATATGCCAGCAGAACCTGTTGATTTAGAAACAATTGAAGAAAAAAAAGTAAAACCTACTGGCGCAAAAGGTTCTAAAAAAACTCAAGAACGTTTAGAAATTGCAAAAGGCGTTCGTGGTGGAACTATTGGCGGTATGACTAGACCACCTGGTTCTAAGCCATCATTAGCAAAATCTTTGCCGATGGCTATTGAAATTGCAATGGAACGTGCTAGAAGAAGAACAGAGTTAGAAACAATTCAAGAATCTTTAAGGGATGCATTAATTGTTGAACGTGGAGAAAAAACCACTACTTATGTAAGTGACCCTAATTCACCTAAAGCAGGTGGAATAACTAGAGATGAACAAAAAATTATTGACCGTGCTGCTCAAGCAGCAAGAGATGCTTTACTAGATAGAGATGCTGCTATTAGAGAAGCAGTAATGCTGCGTGACGTTACTACTGGAGAAGTAAATCCTTTAGCGCAGTCAGTAACACAAAGTGAAGCAGACCGCCGTGCACTTGAAGGAATGAAGGCTTTTGAAGAAACTGTTGGTAAAAAACCAAAAACAAAAAAACCAACTTCTACACCTAAACCACCTATAGTTGGTGGCAAAGGAATGGCTGCATTTGGTGCTGTAGGTTTAGTATTAGATGCTGCTTTGCTATGGAGACAATTAATACAAGAAGCAGAAATACAACGACAACAAATACAATCTGAAACTATGAACTAAGGATGGCAATGTTATCAATTGAGCAAATCTCGGCACGTGTTGAAAATTTACGTCAACGTGCTGCAGAGCGCGATTCGCGCCAACAAGATGTTCTTGCTGTTCGTAAGGGTCAGATTGCAACTGTATATCCAGATTTTTTTCCTGAAGGTGTAGATGCCAATGTCGTTGCAAATTTTATTGATATTGTTGCGCGAGACCTTTCCGAGGTTATGGCGCCTTTACCATCAGTCAACTGTTCGGCAGCGAATCAGGCTAATGACCGCGCTCGTAAGTTTGCTGACACCCGCACTCGTATTGCTACTAATTATTTTGCTAACTCGGACTTGCAAGTCCAGATGTATACAGGAGCCGATGTATACATAACATTTGGTTTCGTTCCGTTCATAGTTGAACTAGACGAAGAAGCAGGGCTGCCGCGTATCCGCATAGAAAACCCAGTGGGCGCTTACCCAGAGTTTGACCGCTATGGTCGCTGCATTGCCTTTGCAAAACGCTACTATATGGCTATAGGCGAAGTTGCCTCACAGTTCCCTGAGTATGCGAATATCTTACTTGGTAAAGAAATGTACAAGTCTGATATGACGGCACAAATTGAGATTGTTCGTTATTACGATGAAAGTCAATCTGTGCTTTATGTTCCTGAGCGCAATAACCTATTACTATCCCACGCCAAGAATCCTCTTGGCAAGATGATGGTTGTTGTTGCTAAGAGACCATCTATTGATAATGAGATGCGTGGTCAGTTTGATGACGTGCTCGGTATTCAGTTGCTTCGTAATAGGTTCGCATTACTTGCGATGGAAGCAGCGGAGAAGTCCGTGCAAGCACCAATTGTTCTACCATCAGATGTCAATGAACTTGAAATGGGTGGCGATGCTGTTATCCGCACTGCTAACCCTGCTGGTGTACGCCGTGTTGATTTAAATATTCCACCTGGAGCATTTACTGAGCAGGCTTTACTACAGCAAGAATTAAGATTAGGGACACGTTATCCAGAGGGAAGAACTGGAAACATTGATGCCAGCATCATCACAGGACAAGGTGTGCAGGCACTTATGGGAGGCTTTGACACACAGGTCAAGTCTGCTCAGGCCATTTTTGCTTCAGCGCTACGTGATGTTATTTCTGTTTGTTTTGAGGTTGATGAGAAGTTTTTTGATTATGAGAAGACTATCCGTGGTGTAGATGCTGGTAGCCCATATCAAATCACTTACAAGCCAAGCAAAGATATTAAGAAAGATTACTCAGCCGATGTTCGTTATGGAATGTTGGCAGGACTTAACCCAGCACAGGGTCTTATCTTTATGTTGCAAGCACTCGGTGGCGGTTTAATCTCTACCGACCTTGCTATGCGTGAATTACCATTTGGTATTAACGTAACACAGGAACAAGAAAAAATTGAGATAGAAAATATGCGTAAGTCATTAGTGCAATCATTGCAGGCTTACACACAGGCTATACCACAGATGGCTGTCCAAGGCGCAGACCCATCTACAATCATTAAGAAAATTGCTGATGTAATTAAATCACGCCAGAAAGGTGTGCCGATTGAAGATGCTGTCGAAGAAGTCTTCGCTCCAGAATTACCTCCTGCTGGCGCACCACAGGTTGAGCAAATGTCCCCTGCTCCCGCTGCGCCAGTGGGAGGCGCTTCCCAACCACCTTCATTACAAACATTATTATCCAGCCTAAGCGCTGGAGGAGAAGCAAGCGCTAGCGCAAGAACTGCTATACGGAGGTAACTATGGCACCGCGGAAAAAAAAACCACAGCGCACACGTAAACCGCGTACTGTAGCAAATGAAGAATATACAGAGTTAGAAATGTATTGCATTTGGCTTAATGAATACTACAAGTCTTTACTTAAAGCAGGGTTTACTAGCGAGTTAGCGTTAAGTTTTGTAATGGAAAAATCTTCTTACCCAAGTTGGGTAGCGTATAAAGCACCTAGCGAAGAAGAATTAAAAAAATACTTAGATGAAGAGGATGAGGATTAGTGGCTATTAGAGAAGAAGTTTCAGGTATAGGTTCTATGTCTAAGAGAACAGACCTAAATGTTTCTGAACAGCCAGCACGTTATATTTCTGGAATGCCATATGGCGAAGGTCAGGCTACTTACAATCAACAAACTGCTGCACCTATGGCTGCTGTTAATGATACTGCTATGGCTCCAATTACTGAGTTGCTTGCACCTACTAATCTTCCTAATCAACCCATTACTTCAGGCGCAGATTTTGGCCCAGGTTCTGGCTCAGAAGTTGTTAGCCTTCCTAAAAACACACAACCAACAGTTTTAAGTGTGTTGAGGCAAATTGCACAAAATGACCCAACTGGTGAAACTGATTTAATTTTTCAGTCTATGCTTGAAAGAGGTCTTGGCTAGTGCCAGAAATAATTGACCCTTCGGTAGCCGAACTTAGTCCTAATCTTTATAACGCTGCACGTATTTCTGGACTATCGCCACAATCGGCTAAGTTTTTAAACCAAATGAGCAAGCAATATAAAAAAGGTCAAAACTTATTAAAGTTAAGTGATACTGCTGCTCGTGTAAAATTTTTAGATTTAGACCCAAAGGTTCAAGAAAACATACGTTTATTTTTTCCTAACCAAAAAGTGTTTGACCCTGAAAAAAGCGCAATAAGAGAGTTTGTTGAGTTTGCTACTAAAACTACAGTTTTTGCTCCTATTAAATTAATAACAAGTCCAATTATGGCTGCGCTTGACAAACTAGAGCAATGGGAAAAAGGAACTAAAACTCCTTATCCTGCAGGACGTCAGATTCAAGAAGCGGCTCAAGCAAGGCAATTAAATTTGCCAGTAGTTAAACGTCCAGATTTTAATCCTGGCATCTTAAAAGATATTTATGATGGCAAGAATAACTGGAAGTGGGACAAAGTAGATATGTATGAGCAACGCTACGGCGTAGCGCTTACTACTTTGGCTAGAGGTATTGCTGAAGGAAGAACCGTTGGTGAGTCTATTGAGTTATTTGGTAACTCTGAAGACCCAGAAATTATGGCTGCTGTTGTATTTATGTTTGATAAGCCTACCCAATTTAATGTTATTAAAGATGGTTTAAAAATTGATGCTCAAATTTCTCCAGGCCGTGATGCAATTGAACCGTTTGGTTCAATAGGTAAAGTAGTTGAAGGCAATTACTGGCAAGGTGTAGCACAAAGATTACTTGGCACACAACCAAGAATTATTTTACCTCCAGGTATATCTCCTGATAGTAAGCGCGGTGAATTACTTTTAAGGCAAGAAGAATTAAAAATTAAGAAAAGATACTCTGGCGCTATAGATGCTTTCTATACTATTTTTATAGACCCTATAACTTATTATGGTTTTGGTCTTGGAGGTGTAGCCAAGACTCTTGCTAAAGGAGTAGGCGGTATTCGTGTTGGAGTTCGTGAAGCAATTCAACAATCAGCCTTAAAGACTAGAGGTCAACGTCTTGCTGAGCAATTTAAATTTGTATCTGAGCGCAAAGGTGTAGATGAAGGCTATGCTTGGTTATTTAATGAGCCAGAAATTAAAACTCTTTGGGATAACCAATTAGGACCACGTCTAAAGTCTTTATCTGAAACTGACTCTCCTTCTGCTAAAGCCTCAATTATTGAATCTATAAAATTTGATTTTCCAGATTGGTATGAAGATAAAGTTATAAAGACTTTGGTTGATAATAAAACTTTTGATGCTAAAAGCGCTCAGAAGTTTTTTACTCACGTAGATGACGCTAACCTTATGCTTAATGGAAGAGTTAACGGTATTTCATTTCGCCGCAATGGCATACCCTATGCCCGTAAAAGCAGAACTCTTACCTCTGCTATGCACCGCGTAGCCTATGCAGTTTTTAATCCTTCTAGCGAAATTGATATAACCACTAAAGCAATTTTAGAAAAAGGCGATGCAGAAGCAGCAAGGGCTTTATCTATTATTACAAAGGTTGCTGATGAAGAAAATAATCTTCTTAATCCTGCAATTGATGATTTGTTTGAGTTACAAGCAGATGTTAGCAAAGCACGTAGGATTGCTTTAAAACTAGGAACTTCTGCCAGTAGAATTCCTGGTGCTATTAAGTTTGGCGAGAACGCTATTGAAACAGCAGACAATATTCGCAATACTGCTAATTTAGTTTTGCCTAAAAATATTGCTAATGCTGTAACTGTAATGCTTTTAGACCAACCTTTAGATATTCAACTAACGGCTGTCCGTAATATGCAATATGCATTTATGAAAAGACTAAATGTTCCAGAAGAAGATATTCAAAAAATTCTTCAAGATACATACAATGGTCAGGCTGGTTTTACCCCCGTTATAGATATGCCGCTTGCAGCCAACGTTGCATCTCAGATGCATCCAATGGCAGTTAGTTTTATGAACGGCACACCTACACTTGCTGCTACTGGTGCTATTGAACCATCGCAATTACGCAAAGGTATTAAGCAATTACCATTTGATTTAATTTATCAATTATCATCTAAATCTAATTTAGACAAGTTAAACAAAGCCACTCCAGCAAAAAGTTTTCTTTTGTTATTTAACGGAGCATCAAGAAGTAAAGTTGCTGGTATTTATAATACTAACTGGGCAGCGTATACATTAGCCCCACGTTTGGGTATTAGAACTAATGTTGACGAAGGTTTCTTTTACTTGTTGACAAAACCGCTTACCGACATACTTGATTTTGTTGCTAGTAAATTTCAAAAAGACATTAAAGGTATGCAGGCTGTTACTGGTAGCAGTGATGCTATTGGCCCTTGGAAAGGGTCTATGTATTACCTTGCAAACAAGGCTGGTATTAAAGTAGATGGTCGCCCAATAGACCCAAGACAAATTTTAACGCAGCCACAACTTGCTAATGTTTTAGAAGAACTTAGGGCTCGTATATCCAAAGATGTTGGGTATGAAGTTCCTATGTCTGAGATACAGCCAGCATTTATTAAAGAAGCAATTATTTCCCGAGTGGAACAAATACTTAAAGTAGATGGCCCAGAATGGGATAACTGGAAACGCGTATTGCGTAACAATCCTAACTTTGCAGAGGCTATGACAGCATCTATGGGTGCTCGTGATTTAATCGCTGGCAGGATGGATAGAGATTTCTTTGACTCTGTTTTTAATGTAGACCAATTAACTTTATTTATTAAAGAATTAGGCTTAGAACGTTCAGGACTTTATACTCCTAAAGAGATAAAGAAGATGAGTGAACTAGAACTTGGTATCTCTATGTGGGATAACTTTGCTGTTCGTTTTGGTTTTAATCAAATTAAATTAATTGGCAATGATTATCTTGACCCAGTAAGTGTATTTTATAAAAATAATGGTTTAAAGAATGATGACTTTTTTGGCTCTATGAAGCCAAGCAGTAACTTTTCTAGCGCACGAACTGAACTTATGGAACAGATGGGCGCTACCTATAATGAAGCAACTGCTATGTATGACATATTGGATGCTAAGAAACTACAAGCAGCCCTATCTAACTTTGGCGAAACCGTATATTTCCGCCAGCAAAATGTATCAGACCCAGAAATAGCACGTATTTATGCAGAACGTATATTGAATGATATGCGGTTTGCTTTTCACGGTAGCGCAGACGGGTTTAATGAAGACTTATTTCAATTGATGCAAAAGAAATATGCAGAGGTTATTAAAGCGGCTAGCCGTCAAAAGAAACCAGTTGCTAACGCTTGGTCTCGTGCTGCTAATAATCTAACTTGGAAAGAATTTGATGAGGCTACTGTAGGTAAGCGTCCTTTTTCTGGATATATAAATACTCGTTTGGTAGGAAATGGAAAGGTTGTTGACTTAGATAACCTTAAAGAAGACTTAGGTACTCTTGAAAAAATCTATGCAAAATTTCCAGATATGGTTCTTGAAATGATGGACCGTCAAGTAACAGGTTTTTTCCGTTTACCAGCAATGCGTGTGGCTATTAACAAAGCCTTTGATGATTTAAAGCCTTATGAAAAGATGTTGTCTGACCGTCATTATAGCGCAATGTTAGAGGCTAAGCCTTTTATGAAGCCTGAAGTGGCTAGAGCAAGGGCCGATGAGATGGCAGATAAAACTGTAAGTAATATTGCGGTTAATATGGCTACTGATTCTGTATTAGAGTTTGTTGATAATCCTAATATCCGTTCTAATTTTGCTTTATCTATTCGATATGTAAGCCGATTTTTCCGTGCTACTGAAGATTTTCAACGCCGTGTTTATCGTCTATATACAAAAGAAACACCAAAAGCGTTAATGCGTTTACGTCTTTTGCACTATGGTCTAGAAAATATGGGCTCCGTGTATGAAGATGAAAATGGCGATGAATATTTAACAATGCCTACAGATATTGTTATGAATACTGTTATGCAAAAAACTCTTAGCGCTTTTAATGTTGATTACAAGGTTGGTTCTTTTAATGAATTTGCATTTAAGTTTAGATTAATTAACCCATCTTTTGCTCCCGATGCAGGACAACCAGCCTTTGCTGGTCCAATAGCAGGGTTAAGTATTACTGCTGCTAAATGGTTCCTCCGTGATTTACCAGTTGCAAGTGCTTTATTGCCAGCAAATTGGGAAGATAAAATTTATCCTTGGACTAACGAAGCAGCCGATTATTTAGATAAATTTGCTATGGGTCATATTGGTCAAAATACTGATATTGGTGAAGCAGTAAGAATGGCTTTTCCAATGATGGCTACTTCAGCCTGGGATGCTTTGTCTCCAGCAGAAGTTAATAAAAATAAAGGCAACGCTGTATTTCAGGCTATATCTTATTTAGAAGCATATGGCAATGGTGTGCCAGATAATGCTACTAGCAAAGAAAAAAGACAGTACTTACAAAACTTAAAGACTGCTGCTGGCAATGTAACTCTTGCCCAAGCAATGATAGGTATGTTAAATCCAGCCTATCCAAGTCTTAAAGATAGCAAAGGTTTACCAGACTTTATTAAAGAAAATGGTGTTAGTACTTGGAGCAGTGCTTTTTGGGACATCTATGAAGGTGTAATAAAAACAAATCCTGAAGTAACAAATCCATTTGAGTTAGCAATTGCTATGTTTATTGGCAGCAATCCAGGTAAGGCTGTTTATACAATACCTAAAACCAACAAAGCCTTTAAGGCGGTTATAGCAAAGACCGATGAACTAAAACAATGGTCTATAGATAACAAACGATTTATAGATAACTATAGTGAGTCTGGTATTGGTTTTATATTTTCACCTAAAGTAGGAGAATACAATCCAGATATTTATAGTTGGATGGAATCTCAAGGATTAATTAAACGTGCTGACTTTGCTGAGTATTTAAACAAAGTTCAGATAGCCAGCGATAAAGAAAAGTATTATGCAATCAATGATGCACTAACAGAAAAGTTAGCGAGTGCTACTGACTATCAAGAACGGCAGAGTATAATCGCTTTGGCTGATGCTGAACAGCAAGCATTGTTACTTTCTAATCCAGAGTTAGAAGATTCATTAGATGACAATATATCTGGTCGTGATTTAAAGACTATGTTTAGAGATATTAAAGGTGCTGTAGATGATAAAACATCACCTATATCAAAAGATACTAGAATTGCTATGCGTCTTGCAATTAACGAAGTTCAAGGTTTTGTTGATTATTCAACTAACCCAGCCTATAAACAGTTGTATACATTTTCGGATGACCGTAAACGTATGAAAGAAGAAGTTATGGCAATTCTTGGAGAGTTAGCCTTTGACCCATCAGTTAAAGAAGCAACCCGTCTAATATTTGTTCCTATGTTAAACAAGTATTCCCGTGATGTAATGGGTGCTTCTATAGAAAGGGCGTATGTCGGTGGTAGATAAGTCTCCAGATACAGCAAAAAATCGTGGCGAAAAAGAAAGTACTGCTGCCGCTGCTGCAACAAAGAAACGCCGCGAATTAGAAGCCAAACATTTAGAAGACCTTAAACGCGTACTTGGTGATATAGGTCAAGACAATGGTGAGTTAAAAGTTGGTACTAATCAGTATGGCATTTTAACTCTTTATAAAGATATTTTTGAGGGCACTGGTAAAAATAGAAGATTTGTTCGTAGAGATGAAATCTTTTTGCAAATTGCACCAGATGGTTTAGGGTTTACACAGCAGTATGGTTCAGGAATTATTAAGTCCGTAAAGACTGACTTTAAGGGAAACCTTGAAGTATTGCGTAGACAGTTATTTGACAAGAATTTTCTTTCTGAAAATGATTATCAGACTAAAAATGAAACAGCCTTTAATAATGCTATCTTAGATGCAGCCAGAAATCATACATTAACTCAAGCACAATCTTATACCATTGAGGGCAATACAAAATTTAGTCCGTTTAAAAACTGGCTAGGTGGTTTAGGTAGCGTTGGTAGAAGCGGGGAAGAAAATCTTCCATTACAAGATATTAATCTTATGGACAGAGATGTAGTTGAGGCTATTGTCCGAGATGTTTATGGCAGAACTACTGATATGGCTATTGATGATGAGTTTCTTAAACAAGAAACTGACCGCTATATGGCTCAAATTAAAGAAGGAACTATGACAACAACCAAAAAAGTTGGTGGCAAAATAGTTCGTGAGCAGACCAAACCATTTACTGAGGCACAAGTACAAGCAGAACTACCTAAACGTATTGAACAAGAACGACCAGGTGCTACAAATATGAAAAAAAGTTTTGACTTCTTAGCATTTCTTGATGGGTTAGGAGCACCAGTAGTATAATGGCAGAAAAAAACGGTAAAGCAGAAGCACTGGCACTAGGTATTACTGAAGTTCTTATTCAAACATTTCCTGAACTACAAGAAGTATTTGATTTATTTGCTGCTAATAATATTGCAGAAGCCCGTTTAACTTATTTTAACACTGATTACTTTAAAAACTTAACTAGTTCTGCTCAATCGCGTAGAACTAAACAACAAACCCAATCTGGTGTTTACGCACAAGAGTTTGATGCTTGGAAACAGGCTCAAAGAGTTAGATTAATTTCTAAAGGGTTTATGTATACCCCTGAAATAGAGGCTTTGCTTGAAAGTTCGTATCTTAAAGGAGATACAGATATTCAAGTAGAGATGACAATTCTAAACTCTGGTAAAATGGGTAGCCAAATTGGTGGTAGTACATTAGGTACTGTTAATGCTCTTAAGGCTTATGCAGATGACCAAGGCATTTCATACATTTTACCTAAAAATTATTGGGATAAAGTAAGTGTTGGAGTTCTCGGAGGTACTTTAACCAGAGAATCTATAGAAGAAGAACTTAAAGGATTTGCTTTATCTGCTTATCCAGCCTATGCCAAGGGTATAGAGGCAGGTCGGTCATTTACTATGCAGACTTCAGCCGCTAGACAGACAATGGCTAACCTATTAGAAAAAGATGTAGATACTATTACAAATGATAATCCTTTGTTTCAGAAAGTAACTGGATATGTAAATCCCAAGACTGGTGCTTTTGAGATTATGCCTTTATGGGAAGTAGAAAAACTTGTTAAGTCTTCTGATGATTGGTTATATACCAAAAATGCTCAGGCTACTTTTGATAGTTTGGGAAGAAGTGTATTTAGGGATTGGGGGTTAGCATACTAATGGCTGACGATACAGAAAAATTACGTGCTAGACAAGCAAAAGCATATGCTACTGCTGCTAATAAACCAATTTCACTTGCAGATTCTTTATCAGCACTTCAAGCAAGTATTGCAACAAGCAAAGAAACAGTTAAAGCAAAAAATATAGAGATACCTACAATTAAATTTGAGATGGCTGCTGATGCTGGCGATGTTGCTGGTATGACAGCCGCTGCTAAAGAGATTGCTAAAGCATCTGGGTATGGACCTTTTCAAACAAAAACTTTTGTTGAGACAATAGTAAAACAAAATACTCCTGCGCCTACTGTAACTTCTACAAATGCAACTACTTTTAATCCTTATACACCAGTAGTTACTACTACACCAGTAGTAACCTCTACGCCAGTAGTAACGCCTACGCCTACAGGTTTAGACCCTGCTACATTGGCATTAATTCAATCTTTACAAAATCAAATAGCCTTATTAAGTGCAAATACACAACAGGCTGCAATAGATAAAGCAGCCTTGGATGCTGCAGCCAAAAAAGAACGAACAGATAATGCTATTCTTGCATTAACAGACCGTTTCAGCAAGTATGGTTTAGGTAGTTTAATTCCTAAAATTAGACAACTTGCTATTAGCGGCGCTAGTGAAGATACTATTGCTTTGCAATTGCAAGAGACAGAAGAATATAAACAACGTTTTATAGGCAATGAAGAACGTATTAAGAAGGGTCTAAAGGTTCTTGACCCTGGCACATATCTTGGTCTTGAAGATAGATATCGTCAAATTATTAGAGCATATGGCTTGAAACAATTTGACAATGATTCTTATGTTACTCAGTTTATATCTAATGATGTATCACCAGAAGAATTATCTAGCCGTGTAGTAAATGCAGTTCAGCGAGTGCAAAATGCTGACCCTGCTGTTAGCGCAATGTTGCGCCAGTACTACAATATTGGTGCTACCGATATGGTTGCTTATGTTCTTGACCCTAATAATCAGTTACCTAAGATTGAACGTCAGATTAGCGCAGCCGAAATTGGAGTTGCTGCTGGTCGCCAAGGGCTTACAGCAGGTGTTAATGTTGCTGAGCAGTTGGCAGCACAAGGTGTTACACAGGCTGAAGCGCAACGCGGGTATTCAACTATTGCTGATATATTGCCACAGGCTACAAAACTTAGCCAGATTTATACAGGTGTTCTTGACCAATACAATCAAGGAGAAGCAGAACAAGAAGTATTTAACAGTCTTGCATCTGCTCAACGTAAACGCAAAGCACTTACTGAAAGAGAAATAGCCTCGTTTAGTGGAACAAGTGGCTTAAGTAAAACAGCCCTTGATAGACAAACAGGCGGACAATACTAGATTCCTGACACGGACCAACCAGCCCCGTGCAGTGTACAAGACTGGTAGCAAGAGCCAGCCTGCCCTCCCCTGAGCAGAACTGTGGCTTGCGACTAACAACGAATAGAAAGGGTGGTTGCTATGAGCAACAACTACTGGGATGAAGAAGACGAAGAGGTAGAAGTACCTGAACATCAACTA